AAGAGCATAAGTCACCTCAATCTCAGCTTGAAACGTGCCTGACGTATCAGTATCACTCGCGACCCAAGAATACTGCACTGTTCCGGTTGTCGGGTTTATTATGTCGGCAGGTTGATCTATGACCACAATCCCGCCGCTGTCGCGCATGTGGAAGCGAACCGTTGCGCCTGTTAGGTCAATCGGCAGTCCCGATCCATCCAGCAAGTTGGCTTGAAAAACGGGCACGGTATCGTTTCGCTTAATGTTGAACGCCATTACTCACCGCCCCCGTTTGCAATCTGGCGCTTAAGCCGCGCCACTTCTGCCTCAAGGCGCTTGATTTCCTTGCGCAGCAAGTCAAGGCTTGTCACTCGGTCCCATATGCTCATGCTGGTGCCTCCGGCCATGTGATGTTGTCTGGAAAGCCCTCTTGCTGCGGCACGTCCCGCAAGGCTTGGCGATAGGCGGCCCATGCGGCCTGATCCACAGGCGCGTCTGCAACCTGCGTCCAGTCGGATGCAGATAACAACTTATCACGGCGCAGGCGCGTTGCCTCAATCACCGATGTCTGGCTTGCTGGTTCAAACATCACAAGTCTCTCCTCCGCAAAAGAAAGGCATTTCCGCCGTTAAATGTGCGTGATGCAAACTGAAACCTCACTTGGGTAACAACAGCCGCGTTGTTGTCTGCTATTGACGCAACACCATTTTCTTGCGTTCCGTTCGTTGGCCCCCAAGAAGAACTAGTAGAAGCGGCTGCAATGCTATAATCCAGCAAGAACCGCCTTGCTGATCTGCGAGGCGACCTGATCCACAAGTCTAAGTCCAAAGGCCCCGTCATAACGGAAACGGAATTATACATCCGCTCCCAAGCGCCATTTATTAGATAGTCTATTTGCAGAGTAGTCGCTACGGCTGAAGTAAAAGTGATACCTCGCCCAAGAATACGATATTCAAAACCATTCTCAAAATTCGGAGTAGCAATCGTCGTAAAGGACTGGCCGCTGTAATACTCACCATCGTTTCCGTCACCAACGGTCAAAGCATCGTAGGGATGCCAAGCGGCCCGATTTATTGGCGCACCAGATGCCTGTTCCGCATACGCCGTAGGGTTCTCAAACGCCGCCAGCGCCTTGGCGCTTGTCCACGGCTTGCCCGGTAGCAGGCTGTTCGGGTCTTGATTTGTCCAACTTGCCATTTATCGCCTCACTGTATCACATAGCCTGTCGTGCCGTCCGGCATCAGGCCCGTGTTCTCGGTAATGTAGCACGCATTTTCCTTTTCCGCATCACTCGCGGTTGCGAAGTCAGGCGCGGTGTTTTCCATGATGAAACTAGGCCGCTCAAACAGGATGAACGACTGCGCCAAGACGCGATAGCTAAAGCCCGGCTCTATTTCTTCCCACTCGATAATCTGCCAAGGCTCTGTTGTCGGGTTGCCAAGGCTGTCGAGAATGTCCTGGCTTTCGACGTAAACAACATCGCCCACGGCTAAGTCGGCGTCTTTGTAGGCAAGCTGCAAATCCAGATAGCGCGGTGTTGTCCGATACCGCTGCAAGAATGACGCCTGCACCAAGATCGCGTTCAAGTCCGTGCGCAAGAGCGGGCTGTACCAGATCAGGTTTCGTACTGTCCCGTCCGCGAAGTTCGCGCCCTCAGCTTCTGCGTCAATCCTGATACGCTGCTGGCGATAGTTTCGCGTCTCGGTGAGGCTTTCCGTCGGATCGCGCCGGTCGTAATAGATCGTTACCCTAGTCCGCCTGTCATCCGGCGTCCGCTTCAAGGCAGTCGTCACAAGCGCATTGCGCTCTGTCAATGTCGCTACAACGCCGTCAGGCTGGCGGTTGGCCAGCATCTCGATCTCTTGCTCGCGCTCATCCCACCAAATTGAAAACATACCGTCCCGCATCGCCTCGGCGCATATCTCGGACACGGCGCGCGGCTCGGTGAACGTACCGGTCCCTGCCAGCGTCGATAGCCAGCTTTCGCCTTCGCTTGTCCAGTCAGTCGCATACGGTATCAGGCTGTCCGGTATCGTAGTGTGGTTGCTCAGAAGGTCGTAAACCATCTGCCAATACAGAATGTCGTTGTAATGTCCGACACGCTGCAAGCCGTCGTCAACGCTATGCTCATCTGCTGTAGTCCCCAGTGCGCCACGCACAACGCCACTCAGCGCCCATATACCGCTTGCGCCTGTGTAGCCCGTATAGCTGATAATCTCGCTGCCCAGACGGCCATAGAAAAGCCCGTCATTGCCCATGACCTTGTTAACGTCGGTCTCTAGGCCGCCAACGTTGATTGTCGTGGTGCTGGCGTTAATGTCAGACTGCAAGCGCAGATCGGTTGCCGGGGGAAACTGCGCCTTCTTGCGCTCTGCCCTTGCCAGCGGATCGATGGCGTTGATCGTCCACGCCCCGCCCGATGGAGGGTTGATGTTCGTCACGTCATAGCGGCGAACGGTCATGGCCGCCAAGCTGTCGCCTTCCTTGCCCGTGTAGAGATACATCTCAAGCTGCGGCACGGCCTCGCCAAGCCATGCCAAGAGCAAGCGCCCGATGCTACCCTGTACTGTGCGCTCGGAGGCGTAGAAATCACCGAATTGATTGCGGAACTCGAAGTCGTCCAGCGTGACGGAAACCGTGCCACGCAAGCCGAACGGGCTTTCACCCTCACGCACCGCTCCGAGGTTTAGCCGGGAGAGCTCAGTTCGCACTGTGCGCAGGATTGGGATTGCTGGCCCATACCACTCATCGGCTGTTGGAAGCCCTGCCGTGAGCGGTGCCGGATCGCCAGGACGGGTGAAGTACCATCTCAGTTCGCCATCCAGATTGAACACGTCCTTAGCGCCGCAGGTGTTGTACGTCTGAAAGCACTTCGGCGTGCCTGTGGCCGTGCAGGTTCCGACGCCAAAGCGCAGATCGCACCGCTTTTGCCGCAACTCTAGGACTTGAACCGTCTTGCTCATGGCGCTGCATACCCCATGCACTGGAACGTGACGGCCCCGCTATTGTTGAGGTTGGCCCGCTCACGGTTAAACCGTGGCCGCTCCACTGCCCGCGCGTAGGCAACATCATCAGGATAGCTAGACGGCTTGGCGGCAATGAAGAACGGCCCGACGTTATCAACGTGATTGATAAAGCCCTTCCATGTTATATCGCCAGCCGCCGCCCGGAATGTCTCGGGCAAGTTCTGCACGGTCAGGTCAAAACGCATGTCTGCGCCCTCAACAGCGCGCCCCAGCACATCACCCGTGATGCTTTGCTGGTGGCGGTAGCGCACCTGTTTGCTCTCGCTGATCGGCAAGCCTGTGAACACCGATAGCTGCGGCATTTCCAGCGCCTCGCCAGCTTGCGCAACGGCAATCTGCGGCGCAGCTGATCCGCCTGAGATGGTGAAGGCAACCGTAGTCACGGTTGTTGATCCGAATAGGAACACGATTGCCCCATCATCGTCGGGGCTGATGCTGCCGACTGTCACGCCACCAGCTGCGCAGGATACCGTCGCGCCTGTGCTGCCCAGATTGTGCGCGGCAATCGCGGCGTAGCCTGTGGCTTGGCTTGAGAATGTCAGGGTGATCGTTTGCGACGTTCCGCCCGCCCGCCAGACGCTCCAGGTCTCACCGTCCAGCATCCAGTCGGGATCGTAGCCGCTCGCGCTGCTGGTGACGCTCACGGTTGCCGTGTGCTTGTCGAAACAGATGCGCGGCTGGTCGATGGGCTGGCTGTTTCCGGTAAATCCGCTTTCGATGATTACGCTCATGAGAACACCAGCCTTCCGCCACGGTCGAGTTGTGACTGTATCTGCTCTAGCAAGCCCTCAACACTGCCCCGGCTAAACGTGTCGCCCTGTAGGTTGATGCTCACGGTTTGGGTTGGGACTGCGGGTGCTGTTGCTGCGGATGATGCGCCGCCTGTTGAAACAGATGATGCGTTTCCGCCAGAATAAGACTGTCGATCAATGGCCGCAATTTGCGCGCCAGTTTTAGCCGCCGATGCTGCCGTGTATAGCGCGGCAAGAGGAAGTCCGCCTTGCTCCATGCCGGTTCGCCATGCTGCAACACCAGCAGATATGCCCTCAACAATCGCCGCAG